TTAGACTAAACCAATGGGTCAAACAGGCGGTTCGCTGGATGCCCATGGAGAAATGGGATAAATGCGCTTTTCAGGTTGATCCCGAAAGTCTTAAGGGCCGTATCTGCTATGGCGGACTGGACTTGTCCAGCACTACCGATATCACAGCTTTTGTATTGGTCTTTCCCCCGGTTGTCGAGGAGGACAAGTATCATATTCTTCCCTTCTTCTGGATACCGGAAGAAAACCTCGATCTTAGGGTGCGGCGCGATCATGTGAACTATGACCTTTGGCATAAGCAGGGATTCCTGAAAACCACGGAAGGTAATGTGGTGCATTACGGTTTCATTGAAAGCTTTATCGAGGAACTCGGTACCAAATATAACATCAGGGAAATCGCTTTCGACCGCTGGGGAGCGGTGCAGATGACTCAGAACTTGGAAGGGCTTGGATTTACGGTGGTACCGTTTGGCCAGGGCTTCAAGGATATGTCCCCTCCTACCAAGGAACTGATGAAGTTAACCTTGGAAGAAAAGCTAGCCCATGGGGGTCAGCCGGTTCTGCGCTGGATGATGGATAACATTTTTATCCGCACAGATCCAGCTGGTAATATCAAACCCGACAAAGAAAAGTCTACTGAGAAGATTGACGGAGCGGTGGCAACGATAATGGCGCTGGACAGAGCACTACGAAACCAAGGGAATAGAGGCGATTCTGTTTACGATGAAAGGGGGTTGCTGATCTTGTGAGATTATTCAACAGGTTTTTTAAGTCCAGAGATAAGCCAATTTACAACTACCTTCCAAGTACTCTTTATAGCTTTTTCTTCGGCAGCACTTCAAGCGGGAAAGCCGTCAATGAAAGAACTGCCATGCAGACCACCGCCGTGTATGCCTGTGTAAGAATATTAGCTGAGACTATCGCCAGTTTACCGCTTCACACATATAAATACACAGCCAGTGGTAAAGAGAAGGACATGGGCCACCAGCTTTATTACCTGCTCCATGACGAGCCTAACCCAGAGATGACTTCATTTGTGTTGAGAGAGACAATGATGAGTCATCTTTTATTATGGGGAAATGCCTACGCCCAGATCATCCGGGATGGGAGGGGTAAGGTACTTGGTCTGTATCCTTTATTACCCGACAGGATGACTGTGAACAGGACAACCGATGGCCAGCTCTATTATGAATACCGAAAGGATACCGGATATGCAATCTTACGGCCGGAGGATGTCCTGCACATACCGGGGCTAGGTTTCGACGGCTTGATTGGTTATTCACCCATCGCGATGGCCAAAAACGCAATTGGTATGGCGATTGCCACCGAGGAATACGGAGCTAAGTTCTTTGCCAACGGGGCCAATCCCGGCGGAGTGCTCGAACATCCCGGGGTGGTAAAAGATCCGGCCAGGATCAGGGAAAGCTGGAACTCGGTCTATCAGGGCAGCAGCAATGCCCACCGGGTAGCGGTGTTGGAAGAAGGCATGAAGTTTCAGCCCATAGGAATACCGCCGGAGCAGGCCCAGTTTTTAGAAACCCGCAAATTCCAAATTAATGAGATAGCCAGGATTTTCAGGATACCGCCGCACATGATCGGCGACCTTGAAAAGTCCAGCTTCTCTAACATAGAGCAGCAAAGCCTGGAGTTTGTGAAATACACGCTCGATCCCTGGGTGGTGCGCTGGGAGCAGGCAATGCAAAGAGCGCTCTTATCCCCGGCTGAGAAGAAAGATTACTTTATAAAATTCAATGTGGATGGGCTGTTGCGTGGAGATTACCAAAGCCGGATGAACGGATATGCGGTAGGCCGGCAGAATGGCTGGATGTCCGCCAATGACATCCGCGAACTGGAAAACCAGAACCGAATTCCGGAGGAACTTGGCGGTGATCTGTATCTCATTAACGGCAACATGACCAAGCTATCTGATGCTGGGATATTTGCCAATACGAACAACAATGAAATGGGGGTGGGAAACCTTGAAGAGAAAATTCTGGAACTGGGTCAGGAACGAGGAAGGCCGAACTCTGTATCTTGACGGAGCCATCGCCGAGGAAACCTGGTTCGGCGATGAGATAACACCTAAACAATTTAAAAACGAGCTTTTTAGCGAAAACGGCGACATCACCGTCTGGATCAACTCCCCGGGCGGTGATGTTTTTTGTGCCAGTCAGATCTACAACATGCTGATGGATTACCCTGGCAAGGTCACGGTCAAGATTGACGGCATAGCAGCCAGCGCTGCTTCTGTAATTGCGATGGCTGGCGGCGAAGTGTTCATGTCGCCGGTATCCATGATGATGATCCACAATCCCATGACCATAGCTTTCGGCGACAGCACAGAGATGGAAAAGGCCATAGCCATGTTGGATGAGGTGAAAGAAAGCATCATCAACGCTTATGAACTTAAAACCGGTCTTTCCAGAGCCAAACTATCACACCTCATGGACGCGGAGAGTTGGTTCAATGCCAAAAAGGCTGTGGAGCTGGGGTTTGCGGACCAGGTCATGTTTCAGCAAGACAGTCAATCGCAACCGGCCAGCGAGGGAGCCATCTTCAGCAAAATGGCAGTGGTCAACTCCCTTCTCTCCAAACTGCCACGTCAGGAGAAAAGTAAGACAACCGATATCGCCGCATTGGACAAGAGGCTTGACCTCTTGAAACTTTAAGGAGGGGTTAATAATGAGCAAGATTTTAGAACTGCGTGAGAAAAGAGCCAAAGCCTGGGAGAATGCCAAGGCGTTTCTGGATTCGAAAAGGGGGAGCGACGGGCTGATATCAGCAGAGGACACCGCTGTTTATGAAAAGATGGAAGCCGAGGTCGTAAACCTGGGTAAGGAAATCGACCGGCTGGAGAGACAGCAGACCATTGATCTGGAACTGGCCAAACCGCTTAACTCGCCCATTCTATCCAAACCATCTGTAAACGGAGAACAGAAAACCGGCCGGGCAACTGACGAATACAGACAGGCTTTTTGGAAAGCCATGCGCAGCAAGAACAGTTTCGAGGTACAGAATGCCCTGCAGATCGGAACCGACAGCGAAGGCGGCTACTTAGTGCCGGATGAGTTTGAAAGAACTCTGATCGAAGCCTTGGAGGAGGAAAACATTTTCCGCCAGCTGGCCAAGGTTATCACCACCTCTTCAGGAGACCGGAAGATTCCGGTGGTAGCCAGTAAGGGTACCGCTTCCTGGGTGGATGAAGAAGGAGCCATCCCGGAATCGGACGATGCCTTCGGGCAGGTTTCCATCGGGGCTTACAAACTGGCCACCATGATCAAGGTCTCCGAAGAACTGTTAAATGACAGCGTATTCAATCTGGAATCATATATCGCCAAAGAATTTGCTCGGAGAATCGGTGCCAAAGAAGAGGAAGCCTTCTTCATTGGAGACGGTACTGGTAAACCTACCGGTATATTAAATGCTACCGGCGGGGCAGAATTGGGTGTCACTGCTGCTTCGGCAACCGCTGTTACGGTGGATGAAGTCATGGATTTGTTCTACAGCTTGAAATCCCCGTATCGCAAGAATGCCGTATTCGTGATGAACGATGCTACAGTTAAAGCCATCAGGAAGCTTAAGGACGGTAACGGTCAGTATCTGTGGCAGCCGTCCATTACGGCCGGCCAGCCGGATACGATTTTGAACAGGCCGGTTAAGACCTCGGCCTATGTGCCGACCATTGCATCAGCCAAAAAGACTATCGCTTTCGGCGACTTCGGGTACTATTGGGTAGCAGACAGGCAAGGGCGTTCGTTCCAGCGGCTCAACGAGCTTTATGCTGCCAACGGACAAGTGGGCTTTAAGGCTACGCAAAGGGTGGACGGCAAGCTGATCCTGGCTGAAGCCATCAAAGTACTGCAGATGAAAGCGTAGGTGAAGCCAAATGAGCAACGTTAAAAACTATACCGAGCAGGGCGGAGAAAAAACCGTCATCAGCGGTTCGCTTGAGATTACGGCTGAGGGTAGGCTTACGATCGCAGAAGGGGCGACAATCGAAGGTATCTTATCTGTCCCGGTGGTTGATGCCCTTGATTCAACCTCGGCTACCAGTGCCCTATCAGCCAAACAGGGCAAGGTCCTAAACGATGCCCTGGCTGCTAAAACCGCTGCAAACCAGGCCGACAGTACGGCAACTGAAGTGGCAGGACTGGTGACCGATTTCAACGCTCTCTTAGCCAAGCTGATCGCGGCTGGATTGATGGCGGCCGCCGAGTAATTCTAGGAGGTGGGTGTATTGGTTGTTACCTTGGAGGAAGCCAAGCTGTATCTGAAAGTTGACGGCGATGAGGACGATACGCTCATCACCGGACTTATCAACGCGGCCGAGGAACTTTGCCAGGATATTCTGCGCTTCTCCTTAGCCGAGTTTACAGAGGTGCCGGAAACGGTAAAACATGCCGTTTTCTACGCAATCGGCAACCTTTATGAGCAGCGGGAGGCGGTTGACAGTAAAGCACTGCTTGAGGTTATGGCAAGACTCTTGTTTGCCTACCGCAAAGAGGGGTGGTAGATGTGAGAACCCAGAACCGGAGCAGAGTAGGGGAAATGCGGCACCGCATATCCCTGCAGGCCAAGACTGTCACCAAGCAGGAGGGCATCCCTCAAGAAAGCTGGGTAACTTTTGCCACAGTCTGGGCAGCAATAGCGGATATATCCGGAAAGGAATTCTTTCAGGCAGCCGCTGTCCAGTCAGAGGTCACCACCCGGATCAGGATTCGGTTCCGTGCCGGGATAACGCCGGCAATGCGGGCACTGTATGGCTCCCGGGTGTTTGCAATTCTGTCTGTAATTGATAAGGATGAGCGGCACCGCGAGATTGAACTGATGTGCAAGGAGGTGACCCCAGGTGGCGGGTAACCTGACATTGGAGGGCATGGAAGATATCCTCACCCGGCTTAAAGAAATAGGGCAAAGGGCGGGTCCAACGGAGAATGAAGCCCTTTATGCCGGGGCTAAAATCGTCAAAGACAATGCCAGCCAGAGAGCGCCTCGCAGTTCTGAGACGAAGGAGCACCTGGCAGAGAATATTGTGATTTCCGAACCTAAGCAGGATGAAGGCAGCAAATACGTCGAGGTGGGGCCGAAGGCTCCATTTTTTTATGGCAAGTTTCTCGAGTACGGCACCTCCAAGATGACAGCCCGGCCATTTTTGGGTCCGGCCAGAGCCGAAAGCCGGAAAGAAGTGCTGGAAACCATGAGACAGGCACTGAAAGAGGGGCTTGGCCTATGATCAATGTCAAACCGGAAGTACTGGCGGCCTTGGAAGGAAATACAGATCTGATTGCTCTTTTGGGCGGCTCCAACATCTATCAGCTGAAAGCGCCGGAAGGGTTAGATAAATACATTACCTTATTTGAACTGACCAATTTTGATTCCGCCTGGGCGGACGGCACGGCAATAACTGCTGAAATACACCTACAGGTAGATGTGTGGGTGAAAGGAGCCAGCACTTCATCCATTGCGACTGAAGTGGATAAAACCATGAAGGCCTTGGGCTTTAAACGAACCAGCAGCGCCGATCTTTATGAAGACGATACCGGTATATATCACAAAGCGCTCAGGTACGTCACCGAGCGCGAAATGTAAGGAGGTTAAGAAATGGCAGGCATACAAGTCGGCTTGAACAGCCTGTATTATGCAATATTGACCAGTGATGCAGTGTCTGGTGCGACATATAACAATCCGGTGGCTATAGCGGGTGCTATCAATGCCAAAATAAGTCCCAAAAGCAATACGGAAACCCTGTACTGTGATGACGGACCCGATGAAACTGTTACCTCGCTGGGTGAGATCGATGTGGAGTTTGAAGCTAAGGATATTGACCTCAACACACAGGCGGCTATTTTAGGACACAGTGTCACCGGAGGGGTTTTAACTAAGAAATCAACTGATACAGCACCATATGTAGCATTGGGCTTTAAGTCTAAAAAGAGCAACGGCAGTTACCGCTATGTCTGGCTGTACAAGGGCAAGTTTGCCCTGCAGGAACAGGACTTCCAGACTCAAGAAGACAAGCCCAAGTTCCAGACTCCCAAAATAAAAGGAACCTTTATTAAACGCACCTATGACGATGCCTGGCAGAAGCTTGGCGATGAAGATCACCCTGATTGGTCGGCTTCTACCGGTACCAACTGGTTTACGGCGGTGGACGGAGCCGCGCCGGGTGCTCTGACCGTAAGCATAGTACCTGCAGACGGAGCATCAGGTGTTGCGGTTGGCAGCAATCTGACCTGGACCTTCAGCAACGGGGTACAAGTCAGCGATGTGACTCCAGCTAATTTCCTGCTGCTTGATGCGAGTGACGGATCTGAAATCACGGGAGTACTATCCATTGATACAGCCCATAAAGTGGTGACCTTCAATCCCAGTGAAAATCTTACCGGTTCTACCGCCTACCTCATGGTTAGCACTAAAGGGGTTAGAGATATTTACGGCCAGAGTCTGGCGGCCAACAGTGTAGGAAACTTCACAACCGCAGCTTAAGAGCAGGGATACCGTAAGCCGCTTTTAGCATTTTGGGAGGGAATATGATGGAAAACCCGACAATCACCCTAAAAGGAAAGACATATACCGCGCCCCAGCCTAAAGTCAGGCTCTGGCGCGAGGTGACCAAATTCAAGGATAAGTTCAACGATAAGGCTCAGGATGATGAGGCCGCTCTAAGCGAAATGGAACGCCTTATTGCCGCCGCCTTTAACCATCCAGACATATCTGCCCAAGTTATCGAGGATGAACTTGATCTGGACGAGTTCGTCCCGCTCTTTTACCAGATAGCCGGCTGGGTAGCGGAGGTGGTCAGCCGGAAAATGAAAGAACTCCCAAACGGGCCAGAGCCGGCGGGCCGGACTTAAGCAGTCTGTCGGCATATCAAATGGTGGTGTATTTCTATTTGACACTGGCCCAAAGTTATCACTGGATCCCGGAACAGATTGACGCCATGGAGCTCGATATGTTCTGGGATCTGCTCGTTGTGGGATCCGTTATATCTGAAGCTGAAGATAATCCATCCGGATACATTGATGAAATTTGGTGAGGGGGTGAGAGTAGTTGGCAGAAACGATCGGAGAACTTTTGGTGAAGATTGGGCTGGACAATACCGGTTTTAATCAAGGCATGAAAGAACTGGACCAATCCTTAAAACTGGCCAAGGCTGAGTTCCAGGCGGCAGCCGCCAAGATGGGCGACATGGGCAGCGCCGCCGACCAGCTGAAATTGAAAGTTGATTATTTAAATAAGCAGGCTGAGTTGCAAAGGCAGAAGGTTGCCGCTTTAAAAGATGCCTATGACAAAGCGGCGGGCAGTACCGATCAGGATGCTGCAGCGTTGGAAAAACTGCAGATAAAAATGCTGCAGGCCGAAAAGGTTCTGGCCAATATGGAAAACTCCCTCAAAAAGACGGTCAAGGAACTAGAATTGCAAGCTTCAGCCTGGACCCATCTCTCCAAGAAGGCCGAGGAAGCCAGCCAAAAATTAAAAAACGCCGGTAATAGTATCACCAGCGCCGGGCAAGGCCTGTCCCTAACTCTTACCGCACCGATTGTGGCTGCTGGCGGCGCTGCGGTGAAACTGGCATCGGATACCAACGAAGCCCTCAACAAGGTGGACGTAGCCTTTAAGGACAACGCTCAGGGAATCAAGGATTGGAGTGATACTACCCTGGAGCGCTTCGGCATTGCCCGGGGCACCGCACTGGACATGGCTTCAACCTACGGGGATATGGCCACCAGCATGGGACTGGACACCGAGCAGGCGTCGGTAATGAGCGAAACTCTGGTGGGGCTGGCTGGTGATCTGTCCAGTTTTAAGAACATCAACATCGACATTGCCGATACAGCCTTAAAGTCGGTATTTACCGGCGAGACCGAATCTTTAAAACAATTAGGGATCGTCATGACCCAGGCCAACCTGCAGGAATACGCGTACAGTCAGGGCATTAGAAAAAAGATCCAGGATATGAGCCAAGCCGAGCAAACGCAACTCCGGTACAACTATGTCCTCGCTATGACCAAAAACGCCCAGGGCGATTTTGAAAGAACCGGAGCGGGAACTGCCAACCAGATGCGGGTTTTCTCCGAAAGCTTAAAAGAACTGGGAGCAACGATGGGTCAGCATATTCTGCCGGTCATAACGCCTTTGATACAGAAGTTAAATGAAATGGTCCAGAAATTTGGGGATTTGAGTCCTGGCGTACAGAAGACTATCCTGGTTGTGGCTGGAGTGGCTGCGGCGATAGGCCCGGTTGTCCTCATTATCGGTCAGATGGTTACGGCTGCCGGGGCTATCTCCGGTGTAGTCAGTACAGCTGCGGCAGCCATCGCGAGTGCCGGCGGGGTTACCGCAGCATTGGGGGCGGCCTTTACAGCCTTGACCGGTCCGGTTGGAATTGCTGTGGCCGTTATTGCCGGGCTGGTTTTAGCCGTCAAGGAGCTATGGCAAAACAACGAGAGCTTTCGCAATACAGTAAAAGAAATATGGTCCGATATTGAAAACATTATCACGAAAGTCGGAATGGCCATCAAAGCCTTCTGGGACAAATGGGGTAAGGATATCACTGCAGTATTTACTAACATTTGGAACATCATTAAGGCTGTATTTCAGACGGCGGCAGAAGTGATCGTAAATGCCTTCGGATTATTCCTGGATATCTTGCAGGGGGACTGGCAAGGTGCATGGGAGCATGTAAAAAACATTTTCATTTCCTTGTGGAATGGCATCAAAACGGTAGTGGTCAATGCTTTTGAGGGTTTAAGAACCCTGTATAACACTCTGCTGGAGATCGGAGCTCATATTATTCAGGGCCTGATTAACGGGATTAAAGACAGAATAGAGAAAGTCAGAGAAATCGCCGGGGAGATCGCTGAGACGGTAAAAGGAAAGATCAAGGATGCCCTCTCCATCCGGTCACCTTCCCAGGTGATGCATGAATACGGGCTTAATATCAGCGAAGGCTTAAGTACAGGTATGCAGGAAGGACTTTCTTTTATAGAAGGCTCAGTATCCGATATCATTGCTTCGCTTGTAGATATGCGCAACAGTCTGCTAGATGTAGAGACTGAAACCAACGCCAAGCTGCTGGAAGCGGAAAAGGAGTATGCCGACCAGTACAAGGAAGTCCGAACCAAACTGGCCCAGGATGAAGTAGCTTTGCAGCAGGAACTGTCGAACAAACTGGCGGAGATAAGTGCGGCAGGCCTAGAGAGAGAAGCCCAGGCGATTGATGCTTTTAAGCAGAGCTACGCTGCCAAGGTTGAATCCATCAAAAATCAGATCGGGCTGTTTGATGAAGTCAAGGTGCAAAAGGTATCGGGCAAGTCCCTACTAGGCAATCTGGAAGACCAGGTTCAAGAGTTCGACAGCTGGCAGGCCAATTTGAAGTCACTGGCTGCCAAGGGAGTCGACGAAGGTCTTATTAACGAGCTGCGGCAGATGGGGGTCAAGGCGGCTCCCCAGATCAATGCATTAAATACTCTCACTGGTGAAGAACTGGGTAAATATGTGAGCCTTTGGAAAACTAAAAACGCTCAGGCCCGGGCTGAAGCCAATATCGAGATGCGCCAGGCCCGAGCCGACCTTAGCCAACGATTAATCGAAATCAGAATGGAAACCCAGAACCAGCTGGAGCAGCAGACCATAGAAATGCAGAATAAGCTTGCGGCGATGAAAGCCAAGGCTGATGAGGAACTGGCCAATTATAAAAAGGCCTGGGAAGAAAAGAACGGTGAAATCAAAAAGAATGCCGCTGAAACCATAGCTACTATCGAAAAGAAGTATGCGGAAATAGTCAAGAAATCAGCCGGGTACGGTATCCAGGCGATGAGTGAGTTAATCCGGGGCATTAGGTCCAGGATGAGCGCTTTACAGGACGCTATGGATGAAGTACGAAGCATAATGGGTTCCGGCATGGATCCCAATCAGCGCAATTCTCCGTCATTGGTGGACCGGATAAAAACTGGGGTGGTTGATATAACAGCTGCCTACAGCACATTAAAAAGCAACCTAAGCAATCTTGGCCTGCAGAGTACCTTGGCAGGAATTGCCCCGGCAGCTTTGGGAGCAGTTACGGGGAGTACAACTAACAGCAATTCCACCACTGTCAACAGGATCAGCATAACGGTTAATGGCGGCAATTCCGACGCCGGAGAGCAAATCTACCGCACCTTGCTTGCCAAGGGGGTGCGCTTCAGTGGCTAAAAGTCTTATGATTGCTGGGATTGACCGATGGGCTGACTACCGCCGGGGAAGTCTAAATATCAGCCAGATGCTTACCTACCAGGCAGACAGCTGTTCTTTTGCAGTCAAGGGCGATAAACCCTTGCAGGGCAGCGAGGTAATCATCGAAGATACAGCCCTTACAGAACCCCGGCTTTTTGCCGGAATTATCGACCGGGTGGAACTGGTATACAGTAAAGCCCCGCTGGTGTGGAAAGCCGACTGCCAGGATTACACTCTGCAGATGAATAAAAAGCTGGTGGTTGAAACCTATCTGGGGTGGAGCGCCGATGCAATTGTACGCGACATCTTAAATAAATATTGCTCGGATTTTTCAGCCGCAGGGGTAGAGAACGGTGCTCCGGTAATCGAATCTACCGGCACCGACTTCAATTATATAATGCCGTCCGACTGCATGAAGTGGCTGTGTGACTATATCGGCTGGCAGTGGTATGTGGATCATTACAAAGTGGTCCATTTTTTTGACCCCGGCGAACTAGGCTCTGCCGCTCCAATGACCCTGCAGCCCGGGGGGCGGTTCAGCAACTTCAAGGTGAGTATTGACCACCAGGGACTGCGCAACCGCATTTATGTCTTGGGCGGCAGCATGCTGTCCGATCCGCAGACTATAGAATGGAAAGCCGATGGCGCGGCTCGCATCTGGGTACTGCCCTGGTCACCCCAGGAATGCAGTCTGCAGGTGGGCGGAGTAGGCTATAGTCTTGGTATTGAAGGTGTGGATGAGGAAGACAGTAAGGACTATATGGTGAATGTCAATGATGGCTACCTGCGTTGCTCGGCTGCTACGGATACACCTTCCGGCGGACTGACCATGTCACTGACCGCCAAACAGAGCATAGACGTCATCACCGTAGTCGATGACCTGGCCAGCCAGGCAACCATCGCCGCACTGGAAGGCGGAGACGGGGTGTATGAACACCAAATCAAGGACGACACCTTGATAACGATTGAAGCGGCCGAATCGGCGGGTAATGCGGACCTGCGTGACTGGGCCAATCCCAAGACCACCGGCAGTTTTACCACCATAGTACCCGGCTGGGCACCCGGGCAGCTGATAGGCATCGAGCTGCCCGAACGAGGTGTTAATTCAGTTTTTCTGGTGCAGAAGGTGGGGATATCTTTAAGCGAAGCCGGGCTTTGGGTTTTTACCGTGGAATTCGGGGGACGCATTCTGGGTATCACCGATTTTCTAAAGGCACTGGTTTCGGCGCAGCAGAAGAAAAAAATGAATGATACCAAACTAATCCATAAGTTTGTTTACGGAACAGAAGCCATATTGCTTACTGACACTCTGCTTACGACAGTCAGGAACCGGCCTTGGCTGGTCGAAGGCTGCCAAAGCAGCACTTTACTGATGGGGGGTTAATTTTATGGCTGGCGGATATATTCAAGTCCCGCCCGATAGTACCGGAAAAAAGCTTAATGCACGCTACCGGGCTATCGAAGGCGGAGCGGGTTATGAACAATATGTAGCTTGGCACGGGCTGCCCACCTATTATTGTTTAGCATCAAGCGTTGCCTTGGCACAGAACAAGCATCTGTTTTCAATATATAACGATGCGGGCAGCGGGTATCTGATTAGGATACCCAGGCTTTCAATTGTCAACATGTCCCTGACAGCGATTACCGGGGTAGGGGTGGAATTGGATTTTATGCGTACCACCAGTCAAAGCGGCGGAACTGCTATTACCCCGCAAAAGGCTGACACGGCGGATGCAACCTTGGCTGCTGGAATTCACATTGCCACCGGAGCCACCATTGCTGAAGGTGCCTTAATGTGGCCGGTTACTCTAAATAACGATGAAATACCGCTTACTCTTAATGCTACCCCCTTGCTGGATTTCAATATGATACCCCGGGGATATGATGTCAAACCTTTATGTATACGACCGGGTGAAGGATTCAGCATTAAACAAATAACCAATACCATAGTAGGGCTTTGGTCGGTGCTGGCGGTAATAACCGCTGAGGATGGCGCTTAGGAGGAATTGTTATGTCTATCATATGGGAAATGCATAAGTGGGGGCTTCCCGTTATTCCTCAGCCGGAAAGCGCGGCAATATCAACTATCGGGAGTTTAGCCCGCATCTATCCCCAAACTCAAGCCATGTCACTGCCCCGGGGGCTGCAGATCGCAATGAGTACCGATGGCAGCCTGTGGAGTGAATGGGAATATGTAGACTTTTTCAAAGTGGTGACTGTACCATACCCGGGTTTTATGAAATTTAGAGCCTATCAAAAGTCCACTGTACAAGTATTTAACTACAAATCGCCCGAAGAAGCAGATTCAGTTGTCGGCCTGACTGTGGTATTAGGACAGTACGGGGTGGTGTGAACATGAAAGATATAATCAGCTTGAAATCGGAGTGGTATCTAGAATATGAAAACGGCAAGATTGTCGGCCCGTTAAATAACTATGTAACCAGTGCGGGTTTAAGCATAGCCGCCCAGAAGCTAGCCGGGTTTTCCAGCCCTTATCTGGTTATAGGGGATGATGTTGCCGAAGGGGATACCATTACTGAGGTTTTTCGCAAATCGGTATCAGTTGTGAGCCATTTGGGAAATGCCATAAGGCTTAGAACCGTGCTCTTAGCAGGAGAGGGCAACGGACAGCACCAAAAGACCTGTATATTCACCGACGCGACCGATGCCCCCGGCTCAGGTATAATGTTTAATCTTTTAAAGGTGCCTTGGGGGAAGGAAAATCAAATGATCTTAACAGTGGAATGCAGGCTGACGCTGCAGTAGGGGGTGAATGATATGCTGTTTGCGGCCGAAAGCGGCCAGACCGTTATAGATGAAAACCTAGCCAACTCGCCAATTATTATGCAGGAGTTCTCGCATATTTACGAAGGCACTGTATTTGACGGAAAAACTGGAGCCGGCGTAGCTGAGTATGACTCTGCCGGCTATGATCATGCGGTGAGGTTCAAGGGTGATGCGGCAGCGTCTATTGCCAGAGTTGCATTTGAAATTATCAAACATGGCCAGGGTGCAGATCTCTTGCTTGAACTCCGGGACGGATTCAATCCGGACGGCTCATCAATGGGATCGCTGCTGAGATATATGGTTCTCCCGCAAGAATTTATACCTGTGGCTAAAACATCTTTCAGTATCCCATTGGACATTTCTGACCTGGTCAATGGGGCCTACTACTGGCTGATCGTAAAAAAGGGCGGAGATGCGGACAACCATTTCCACCTGCATGGGGAAACCATCCAGGACTCGTTATACCCGACCTATAAAAGGGCGGGTGACAGCGGTGTCTGGACAGCGGAGAATGCTATCCACTTCAGCGTATATAACGGGGAGACCGGTAATTTGCTGCATGGCATCTACGGCTACAATGCCGTTACCTGGCTAGTTTGGGATGGTGATCTAATCTCCAAAGCGTATAGGCATTTACCTCCTGCTTCCGGTTTTACCGGCGGGGTCAGGCAGATAAAAACCTACCAATGGTCAGGAGAGATTTTAAAGCGGGGGGTGGTGTAGTGTTTGGGTCTGAAGAAATACTGGCTTTTATACGGCGTTCCGTCGGCGTGCGTGGGGATACGGCCGATACCGCAGGGAGTCTGCATTCAAAGGTTAAAAAGCTAAGTGACGATTCTTTAGCAGCATTAGCTAGAGCGCCCTGGAATGCAAAAAGCATAACCATTACAGCCGGGTATACAACTTCCAACAAAACCGCAGACGATCTCTGGCATGATTACGCAGCTATAACCGGACCCCGAACGATCATAGGCGGATATGTCAGACTATGGACTCCGGGCAGTACTTCTTATGTAAGCAACCGATTGTTAATTGACGGGGTTAGTGTGTTTTCGTTTTCCACTCCTGATTATATTTTGGACGCTGGTACCAGACCGGGTAGATTACCGATCGGCTATTTCAAGACATATGACGGGACCAATTATCAAGGCGGAGCTCTAGGAACCGCCTATGACGGCAGCGATAACAGTGCAAGCGGCGGAGAATGGTGGATTATACCGTTCGGAACCCCCATTCAGTCATCTTTTAACTTTCAATACCAGGTGCAGACCGGGGGCAGCGGATCATACGCTGCCAGAGCTCAATGGGGGTTGTGGCATGTAGCCGCTTAGGAGGGATCTTCTATGGAGATAAATGATAACGGCCTTATCTATGAAATACAGATGGAAAACGGGGTTGAGGTAGCCAGGTTTATTAAGTGCGCATATCTGCATCTCAATATGAGCTGCGCTGATGAAGTGGCAATAAACCAGGAACTGAACATAACTTTGGCTTATCTTGATTACCAGGATAACCCGCAGATTAATCCGGAGAATATCCTCGTAGAGGTGGCTTTTGACGGTGAGGTTATCGCCAGTAGGACCATTACTCCAATCAGCGGGACAGGCAATTTGATCTTGGAGTTTGCCGGACAGGGCGAATACACTATTACAGCTACCAGCGACTGTACCTGCGAACCAGCGGAAAAGAAGGTGATGGTGAGTGGCTGATAAACTAATCGTAGCAAAAACTGAAAAACATCTGGCAACTGAGGCTGAAAGAGCCAGTATGGCCGAAAGAAAGGCCAAAATTAAATCTCTTACTAGTAAAGCAAACAAGGATGTAGTATTCGCTGATATTTATGAGCAGAACAAATTAATAATAGAAGTCCAATATGAGATACTGGAGCTTTTGAAAAGTGATCAGTAACCGTTTGGTTCGTAAATGAGATTGGGCCTGCGGGCTCTTTTTTATTGCCAATATTGAGGACTTGATTTTCTATGGGAAGGGGCGTGAGGGATGGAGAACTTGGCGTTATTGGGAGCCATAGGGACGGTGTGTTCGATTGCTTTCGGATATATCGGGTATCAGCAGGGGGTTAAGAATAACTGCAAAGACGAAGGGCAAGAGAATGGGGAACTGAAAGCTGACATCAAATACATTAAGAGCGGGATCGATGATATTAAGATCGATCTCAAAGTACAGGAAAAAAGGGTAAATGACTTATCGGAGAGAGTAACGCGGGTTGAAGAGTCCACTCGCCAAGCCCACAAGCGCATTGATGAGATTAAGGACAGTTAGGAGGCAGCATGACATTCTCAAAATTTATAGTCACCTTGTTACTGATTAACGGAATAATCTGGACCTACATGTCTTACTATCTGGCCTATCTGGGGAGAGATCAAATAGCTGAGACGTTAAGCACCGCCGTATTGGTTCAAATTTTAGGGGTTGTAGTCGTGTATTCAGCCAAGGCATTGTTTGAAAACCTTAGCAAAAACAACAACTGGCCGGATAAGACAGCTAAGACCGTAAAGAAGGAGGAGGTTACCACTTATGAGCAGCCCTAGTGTGTATTTATCGGCATCATCCCAGGAAAATAATCTGGGAGTTGACGGGGTTTCGGAAGAAGCGAGGATGAATGTTTTAGTCCATGATGTAGGCAATATCTTGACCAGCCGCGGGTTAACCGTTTACTACAACGATCCAGCGTGGAGTTTGTCGAAAATTGTAAGCGACAGCAACTCTAAAAAGCCGGATCTGCATATAGCAGTCCATACCAATGCCGGGGGTGGTACTGGCACCGAAACTTGGTGTTACGGTATCTCGGGTACTAACAGCGCCGCCTTCGGATCCAAATTGCAAGCAGCCCTGGTCGGTACCCTTGAACTCAGGGACAGAGGCATAAAAGACAGTTCGGTACCTGGGTTCAGATGGGCAGAAGTGGTCAATACCAATGCTACATCGGTATTGACCGAGTTGTTTTTCCACGACAACGCTGAAGACGTGGAGCGCTATAACCAGAGGTATCAGCGGGTGGTTGCATCAATGGCGGATGCCATATCAGAGTGGTTTAATCTATCAACTCCGAACCGGGTCCAGATCCTGGCCGGCGGGGCAACTATAGATGCTGTAATTATCGACAACAGATCTTATGCCCCGGTGCGCCAATTGGCTGAAGCCTTAGGCCATACCGTAGATTGGATCGAGAATACCAGAACTGTTGTAGTTAAATAGAAGGATAAGGGGTGAAATTTAGTGAGACCATTATTAGAAAGATTAAAGAGCCGTAAATTTCTAACCGCATTGGCCAGTGCGGTTTTTATTATTATCAATGAAGGGCTGGGAGCACCGGTAAACCGTGAGGCCTATGCTTGGATTTCAGGAACCATTATCGCCTTTATTTTGGGAGAGAGCTATGTAGACGGCAAAGCAGCGAAATAGGAAATAGAACGGATAAGAATGGCTCGTAGGGCACAATCGCTCTGCGGGCCATTTTTTTTGTCTGAAGCCGTCCGATTATTACTCCTCCTGTGGCTTATACCGAAGGATTTTGAGTTTTGCCTTCGGAGGAGGTAGCGTAATGACGCAACAGCAAAAAGAGCAAATCATTAGAATGCGCCGGGACGGCTGTAGCTATTCCAGAATAGCTGAAGATCTAAGCATTTCGGAAAATACGGTGAAGTCTTTCTGCCGCAGAAACAATCTCGGTGGTGCTTATGCCGGCTGTGGCGTAAAGAAGGAAGTGATCATCTGCCGGCAGTGCGGAACCCCTATTGCCCAGACCGCTGGTATGAAGCAAAAACTATTCTGCTCGGATAAATGCCGCTTGGCCTGGTGGAATGATCACCCGGAAGCCGTCAACCGGAAAGCCATCTATACCTTTGTCTGCCCAACGTGCAGCCGCGTGTTTGCCAGCTACGGAAACAGGCACCGCAAATACTGTTCCCGCGCCTGTTACATGAAGGAAAGGTTCGGCAGCCGGCGTGAAGGAGGCGATAGAGAATAATGACGCAGGAGCAGTTTGAACGTGAAAAAGCCTATCGTATAGCACTTTCTATCGCCACATCCATGCTTAAGAGCGGGATGATTACTGAAGAAGAATACAAGAAAATTGATGTATTAATGCACGAAAAATATAGCCCGGTACAAGGTTGTTTGGGCTGCTAAATGAGTTGCTACTAGTGCAAATTCAGAGGTAACATGTGGTCTGGAAAGGAGGTATCTCATGTGGAGCGGATTATAAGGAAGATAACACCGCTTGCGCCGGTGCCGTATAGGAAGAAGCGGGTAGCTGCATATGCCCGGGTGTCCAGCGACAAAGAGGCCATGCTGCATTCACTCTCTGCCCAAGTCAGCTACTATAGTGATTACATTCAACAGCATAGTGAATGGGAATACGCAGGGGTTTATGCCGATGAAGCCCTGACTGGGACAAGGGACAGCAGGCCCGATTTTCAAAGGATGCTTAACGATTGCCGCGCCGGACTTATAGATATGGTCATAACGAAATCCATATCACGGTTTGCAAGAAATACGGTCACCATGTTGGAGACGCTTCGAGAATTAAGGCAACTTGAAGTAGACGTTTATTTCGAGAAAGAGAATATCTACACCTTCGATAGTAAGGGAGAGTTAATGCTGACAATTTTATCCAGCTTAGCTCAAGAAGAATCAAGATCACTCAGTCTCAACGTCCAATGGGGCCAACGCAAGCGGTTTGCGGATGGCAAGGTAAGCCTTCCCTACAAACGGTTTCTAGGTTATGAAAAGGGCGAGGATGGACTGCCCCAAATTATCGAAGCCGAAGCCAAGACGGTACGGCTGATTTACAAGATGTTCTTAGAAGGTAAGACCCCGTCAGGCATAGCCAGCTATCTTACCCAAAAAGCCATACCAACGCCGTCCGGCAAGCAAAACTGGCAGCCTAGCACGGTTAAAAGCATTTTGACCAATGAAAAATACAAGGGGGATGCCATCCTGCAGAAACGCTTTACCGTGGATTTTCTTACCAAAAAGATGAAAATCAACGAGGGTGAAATACCTCAATATTATGTGGAGAACAGCCATCCGGCCATTATACCACCGGAGACTTTCGAACTGGTGCAGGATGAGTTTCGGAGACGCAAAGCCGGAGGGAGATATATCAGCGGTATAAGCTGCTTTGCCAGCCGTATTGTATGTGGAGACTGCGGCAGTTTTTACGGACGTAAAGTATGGCAGTCAAACAGCAAATATGCTCGCACCGTCTGGCAGTGCAACCGGAAATTCAAAGAGCAAGAATTCTGTACCACTCCCCACCTAAAAGAAGAAAACATAAAGAAAGCATTTATGGAGGCCTTCAACAGCCTTATAGATAACAAAGATGAGATACTGGCGAACTACGATGAAATTATAGCCCAGATAACTGACTGCCGGCGGCAGGAAAGAGAAATTGCTAAGGTCGACGAAGATTGTGCATCCATTGAAGTGTTAATACAAAAGCTCATTGCAGAGAATGCTCGCTCAGTCTTAGAGCAAGGGGAATATAACCGCAAGTACAGCGGGTATGTGACCAGGTACAACGAACTGCAAAACCGGCGGCAGGAATTAAACACTGATATAACCATGCGCCAGGCCCGACGCAGCCAAATGAAGGCCTTTATTAAACAGTTGACCAAGCAGGAGAAGTTGCTGACTGAATTTGACGAGGGCTTGTGGACGGCCACACTTAACGCTATGGTTGTCAAATCAGAGCAGGAGGTAGTATTTCAGTTTAAAGATGGAACCGAACTACCCTGGAGACTGGAATCAAAATGAGAAACATCACCGAAGTCACTCGACGGCAACATCCTTTCCTCCTTCCTTCCAGACTCAAAGTCTGCGCCTATGTCAGAGTCTCGACCGACCACCGGGAGCAGTTAAATTCACTTGAAAACCAGACCCAGTATTACGAACGCTTAATATCATCCAATCCAGACTATGAATACTGCGGCATATTCTCCGATGCAGGCATATCCGGGGCTAAAGAAAACCGCCCCGGATTCTTAGCCATGCTGGAGAAAGCCCGGAGCGGTGAGATAGATCTAATCATCACCAAATCCATCTCCCGATTTGCGAGGAATACCCTGCTGCTGCTCAAATATGTGCGGGAGTTAAGAGATATCGGGGTAGGTATCATATTTGAAGAAGAAATGGTCAACACCCTAAAGTCTGAAGGAGAGTTGTTGCTTACGGTTCTGGCCGCGATCGCCGAGGAAGAGCGGAAGTCAGTGCGCACCAACGTGCAGTGGGCCATGCAGAATAAATGCAAGCGCGGCGAAGTGATGGTTGATACCAACCGACTGCTCGGCTATGACAAAGATCCAAAAGGCAACCTTATCATCAACCAGGAGCAAGCAAAAATAGTAAGGCAAATATATAAGCTGTACCTTGAGGGCATCTCTGGCTATAAAATTGCCCAGATGCTGAATGACCAGAACATTCCTACCTACAACAAAAAGCCCTGGAGCTCTGACCGGATCCTGAGGATCATAGCCAACGAAAAATATGTAGGTGACTGTCTGATGCAAAAGTCCTTTGTAGCAGAGAATGGTAAGCAGATTATCAACACGGGGCAAAAGGATAAATACTACATTCAAGATAATCATCCCGCCATTGTAAGCCGGTCCGACTGGGAGGCTGCCCAGAAAATACGGGAGAGCCGACGCATGCAAAGCTATCCTTTAAGCAGTATGCTGCGCTGCTCCTTCTGTGGTGCCACCATGGTAAGGTGTGTCCATGAGCGCCAGTGGGTAAGTTGGATTTGCGCTTCTTACCTGCGTAAGGGTAAAGCCATGTGCCAGGGAATGCGGATAGCGGATGGGATATTGCAGGAGCTAGTTAAAGACATACACATATCTGAGCCAATGGTAGTAGAGGAGGTAAATTATGGCAAGGGTCGAAAAAAGAGGTCCCAAGAGGATTTCCGTCTTATACCCGCTGCCCAGTACAGCAGATTCAAACGCAAATAGGAGTGACCAGGAAAAGAAGAGAGTAGTCGCCTACTGCCGGGTATCCTCCGCCAGTGAAGAACAGATGGGCAGCCTAAATGCTCAGACCAGTTACTATGAGAACTACATAAAAGGGAGTGATGATTATATATTTGCAGGTATCTATGCTGATGAAGGTATTTCCGGGACTGATATTAAGAACAGGGATGCTTTCAACCGAATGATGCAAGATGCCAGAGATGGTCATATGGATATGATCATAACCAAGAGCCTGTCCCGCTTCGGCAGGAATACCCTGGACTGCCTGAAGTGCTTGAGAGAACTTAAGGTGTTGGGAGTAGATGTGTTCTTTCAGAAGGAGGGCATCCATAGTTTGACCAGCCAGGGGGAGGTCCTATTGACGTTGGTCTCAGCTGTGGCTCAAACTGAGAGCCTGGCATTGTCCGAGAATATTAAATGGGGCAAACGCCGCAAGTATGAGCGGGGTCATGTTAAAAGTATTCTCAGCGGAAAGTTCCTGGGCTATGACAGGGATCAAGATGGCAACCTCATCATCAACCAAGCCCAGGCGGTAATAGTTAAGAGAATCTATCAAGAATTCTTGGACGGATATGGAACCTGCCAAATTGCCAAGCATTTAACTAATGATAAACTACCCATGGTATATGGCGGGAAGGAATGGTGCCCAAGTCATATCTTGAGGGTTCTTACCAATGAGAAGATGAAGGGCGACATCCGGTTTCAGAAGACCTACACTGCCGACTATTTAACCAAAAAACGGGCCAAGAACAAAGGAGAACTGCCGCAGTATTATATACAAGGTTCACATCCGGGAATTATAGATGGGGATACCTGGGAGTGCGTACAATTGGAACTTGAAAGGCAGAGGCGATATTGCCGGGATCATTATATATCTACATACCATAGGAGTAATGAAAAACACCCACTATCAGCCAGGATAATCTGCTCAACTTGCGGGTCTACTTATATGCTCATAGGCTCAAAAAGGAAAGGTGAAGAGGGCAAAAAGTTCTGGCGTTGCAGTAGTTTTCTCGGGAAGAGCGGGACGGAAATTGAAGATAGGATGTATTCTCCGGAACCTATGTACAGGCCTTCGGATAAGCTGCACAATATTAAACGAAGAAAAGACCCGCAAAAACGGCCGATGTTATGTACTGATATCCGGATTCCAGCTCATGAGCCAGAGCTGGCTTTCATAAAAGCCTGGAACCAACTGGCTGATGAGATAGAAGATTATTTGCCAGAGTGGCAGCAGGCCATTGAAGGCGAGGATTTACTGATGGCTTATAGGGCCAGGGAATTGGTGGGATTGGTCGAGAAAACAGAAAGAATCGACAGGATGCCTTATGAACTGGTCCTTAAAACTCTGGCTCATATTGAAATTGGGATAGACGGAGAGTTGGATGTTGTCTTTCAAGCAGAAGGCCAACTACAATGTGGATTCGCTAACAGTTTATGATATGAATCGAACCTTATCGCATCACAAGATAGAACTATAGTTCCAGTAGATATAATTGATGAATGCATAGGAACAATTCAGAATTCAAAAAATCCGTTATACACTTGCCATACGCTATAGCAAGTGCTATACTCCATTTTGGAGGTGTATGTAGTGTCCATTGATGAGGTCTTAAAAGAAATCCGTTTGCAGATGAACATTACACAGGAGCAGTTTGCGCGTGAGCTTAATGTGAGTTTTTCAACGCTTAACCGATGGGAAAACGGGCATACAACTCCAAGCCGTCTGGCCAAAATGCGAATTTTAGAGTTCTGCAATAAGCAAAATGTAAGAGCTGACATTGTTTCTAAATTGGAAAAGCTTTAGCAGGGCATAACAAAAGACATTTTAGAATGAAGGAGAATGTATATGGCCAGAGCAGATTTATTAAAGAAGCTTTTTAGTAGCTTTAAACAAAATGACACTGATGCGTTCATGAGAATAGCCAATGATATTATTGAAGACGAAAGAAAAAAGAATCATGGAATCCTTGCGGATGATCTTAAGATGATTCTTACCAACGGTTCTAGCAACCAAAGGCAATCAATGACAACTTATTCTTTGGGCACACCTAAGGATAAGGGTAAAGAGGTAGCCCTATTTGAAGTCATGTATCCAGAAAAATATCTAAGTGATTTGGTTGTTTCTGATGAGAAAGTTCAACAAATCGAACAGATTATAAAAGAGTTTACTAATTGGGACGTGCTATGTTCTAACGGTGTGTTTCCAACAAGAAGGGTCTTATTCTATGGTCCCCCAGGTTGCGGAAAAACACTTGCTAGTCAAGCCATCGCAGCAGAAATTGGAATTCCTATGCTTTATGTTAGGTTCGATGCATTGATTTCTTCATATTTAGGTGAGACTGCAAGCAACATTCGCAAGGTATTTGATTATGCAAAGAAAGATAGTTTTGTTATATTTTTCGATGAATTTGATACCATTGGACGAAGCCGAAATGACCAGTTTGAGCATGGAGAAATAAAACGTGTTGTAAATACGTTTTTGCAGCAGATTGATAATTTCAAAGGACGTTCGCTTGTAATAGCTGCAACAAATTTTGAGCAATCTTTAGATTATGCTATATGGCGGAGGTTTGATGAAACAATTCGCTTTGATATGCCCACGGATGATGAACGAGAGGCAATCTTCAAGCTGAAAATTAGGAGGTTTAATGGACCGGACCATGTTATCAAAGAGTTTATGATGAATATGACCAACTTCTCCCATGCGGATGTGGAGCAAGTATGTCAGACTATCATGAAAGAGTGCATTCTAGAGGGTAGAAAAATCTATAGCAAAAAGGATATCGAATATGCTGTTAATAAACAGGTGCGGATTGTTTCACTAAGGAAAACTCAATACTAATTTTTCGGGGGAAGGAGGCTGATGATGGCAAATCATATTGAAATTGCGCGAGAAGATTTGATCAGCGACTATCGCGGAAGGGCTAATCCTAATCCACCACGTCCTCAGCCTAAAAATAGGGGCTCTCATGGCATGGCATTGAAAGCTGAATTGACACAGGCTATTCAAGAAATTGGTGAAAAACGTACAATAGCGGGGATACAATCAGATAACCTGTTAGTTTTAGAGTTGCTAAGTGATGCTATGTCACCAGATATCCTTGATCGTATGCTAAATAAATTCAGTCTCTATTTAGTTGAAGAGAATAAAATCCCTCAGACGTATAATACAAGGTTGCTTATACAGTTTGAAGATAAAGCTGCGTTAGACTCCTTTGAATATGAGAGAGCCTTATGGGAATCGGATGACCCATCAGATGCTTTACTGACATATGCCCAGCGTAGAGATCTATTTGATTGCATAGAAAGTATTCGACGCGTCTCACGGGAAGACCGCATTGGGCAGCGGCTACAGAAAAGTTTTGAAAATGGAAATTTGCCAACTGGTTTTTTTATTGTCAACATTGATGTCTGGTATAGCGGAGATAGAACGCAAATTAATCAAATTGAAAGTCAAATAAGAACTGCTCTTGGGACGCAGGGGAGCACTTTGGTAGGGGACCTATTTGAATTGCCCAGTTTATTATTGGGTCGTGCAAGAGTAAATGAATTTACTCTTAATGTTCTTTTGGATATGGATATTGTTGCAATAGTAGATTTGCCACTTGGTGCAGTTTCGCCAGAACCCTATGAATTGTATACAGAAGATTTTGATCCCATTATTGAGGACACGCTAGATGAAAATGCGCCATTGGCAACAGTAATCGATTCAGGTGTATTTTCTGCAAATAGTTTATTGTCAAATATTATTGTTGGAGAAGAAGATTTTGACCAGACCGAAAATACTACTTCAGATTTACATGGTCACGGGACTGGTGTTGCAGGAATAGTTGCATTTGGCGATTTTGATGAAGCATTAAGCTCGCGATACTTTAGACCGCTTGTAAGAATATGTAATGGGAAAGTAATGCATAATGAACATAATTGTCCTGTGTTTGCAGAGGAAAAAAGACCAGAGCAGATTGTAAAAGAAGCTATTGAATTCTTTAACAGAGAATATGGTTGTCGGGTTTTTAATTTATCTGCTGGCGATTGTGATCATATATATGGTGGCGGTCGACAATTAGCATGGGCTGAGGTGCTAGATCAGGTATCACGAGAGTTAGACGTGATAATCGTGGTGAGCGCCGGCAATGTTGTGTATCCCAACATTCCAAGTTTTACATCTAGAGAAGATTTTATTGAAAAGTGTCGGGATCAACTTTTTCTTGAAGAACATCGTTTGATAGATCCAGCGACCGCTGCACTTAGTATTACCGTTGGTTCAATAACAAGATTTGCTGAACCTGACAACTCGCGAGCCGGTATAGCTAGGGTATCTGCGGGAGATAAAGATTATATGTCAGTTTATACTCGTATTGGATTGGGAGTAAATGGTGCCATAAAGCCGGAGTTTGTGGATTATGGGGGTAATTACGCGCTTACTCAGATTATTCGCGGAAATAATAGATGGTTCGAGAGAGACATGAAATTGTTGGAGCCAACTCTAAGTAATAGCAATGATAGATTATTTAAAGGGTGGTGTGGGACCAGCTTTGCTGCTCCACATGTAACACATATTGCCGCAAGGATAGAGCGATCGCTAGAAAACCAAATTGAATCGCCCCCTTCTGCTAACCTAATTAAAGCAGTTTTAGCAAGTTCAGCGAGATGTTCTCAAAGAATGAGGGAATGGACGGAAAATTCTACGGATCCCCTGTGCACTAATGAAAAGATACCTAAACAACAGCAAAGGTTGCGGCTGGTTGGGTACGGAAAAGTTGATGATAGTATTTTATATTCAGGAACTCAACAAGTTACAATGTTTTCAGAAGATGTCTTGGATCTAAAGACGTTTCACCTATATAAAATACCTGTTCCCAAAGAATTCGTCGAGTTACGTGCGAACAAGAGAATTGCTATTGGCATGGCATATAATCCACCCACGCGTTTAAGCCGCAAGGAATATATTGCGAATTCTATGTGGTTTGAGGTTTTCAGGAGAATAGATCAAGACACGCTTTTATTGTACAAAGCCAAAATGGAAACTGGTGGGGATGCCGAAGACATCATCAATAAAATGCCTAATAATTTCAAGGGGCCGTTTTCCCCAGGGTATCAGGAATTACAAAACTCGACATTACAACAACGCGTGTGGGAAAAGAAGGAACGCGGCGGAAGTGATCTTTTGTGGGATGTAAATGAACCATATATTTATATTTTGGTTTCTGGAAAAGCAAAATTTAAACATCCAGATATGCAATTGCCACAACAATATGCTTTAGCGATTACTTTTTCGTATGATGCCGAAGATGACATTGAACTTTATCAAAAACTACATAACCGAGTTAAGATTAAAGAACGTGTAAGAATTCGTCCTAGGACCCAAATTCAGATATGAGACTAAATCAAGCAAATTCGGCACCCGTTCTAATTTGCACACCCCTCCAGAAAAATGCACACCCCTGACACCCACCCTCAATAAATCGTTAAATTTTATCAATCATTGAGTCATTAGACAAACAGAAAGCCTGGCAATGTCCGAGAATATTAAATGGGGCATACGCTGCAAGTATGAACGAGGAAATGTACACAGCATCCCCAGCGGTAAATTTCTAGGCTATGACAAGGACCAACATGGTAATCTCATCATCAATCCAGCCCAGGCAGATATAGTAAGAAGAATTTATCAGGAATTCCTGGGCGGTTATGGCACTTATCAAATCGCCAGGCGTTTAACCGCTGAAAAAGTACCGATGGCATATGGTGGGAAAGAATGGTGTGCCAGTCACATCAAAAAAGTCCTGACCAATGAGAAGTTCAAAGGCGATACCCGGTTTCAGAAGACCTTCAATGCCGACTATCTTACCAAGAGACGGGTCAAGAACAAAGGGGAACTGCCCCAGTATTATATGGAAGGAACTCATCCCGGAATTATAGACAGGGATACCTGGGAGATCGTGCAGCTGGAACTGGCAAGGCAGAAGCGATACTGCCAGGACCATCATATTTCAACATACCATTGGAGTAGCGAGAAACACCCGCTGTCAGCTAAGATTACCTGCTCGACCTGCGGGTGTACTTTTATGCAGATCAAGTCAAAGAAGAAAGGTGAAGAGGGGCAGAAATACTGGCGCTGTAGCAGCATTGTCGGGAACCGCGGGACGGAGATTGAAGGACGTACCTTCACCATAGTTACTCCCGACCGAGGCTCCACCAAGCCGTACAACATAAGGCGCAGGAAGAAACCGAAGGAACGGCCGATGCTATGTACTGATATCCTCATTCCAGCTGGTGAGCCAGAATTTGCTTTCATCAAGGCATGGAACCGGCTGGTTGATGAAAGAGAACGCTATTTGCCGGAGTGGCAGCAGGCTACTGAATGTAAAGATTTGCTGAGGGCTTATAGGGCCAGGGAATTGATGAGGCTGGTTGAGCAGGTGGGGCATATTGATGCGACGCCATATGACCTGATGCTTAAGACTCTGGATCATATTGAGATAAGCGTGGATGGGATGTTAGAGATTATCTTTCTGGTTGGTACAAGCATTAAACATAAAATAATGTTCCGATGAACTAGTGTGAGGATATATTTGCTTGCACGGTTCAGGTCAATCCAAAGACAGGGTTGACCTGAATTTTATACATACCCTGTGTTAATTCTGCCGGAAAGCACGGAGGAACTCTGTGGACATGTGAAAGGAGAAAAGTTGTCCAGTAGAGCTTTTCAAAAGACACATTTATTCCATTCCTATCAATGTCTAGGGATAACGCCTTAATAATTTTTACGATTGAATCTGTGATGTGGACTGTCGTTTCATTTCTGTTTCCGATAATTTTGCTTTTATTCATTTATGCACCATTCCTTTCTTTTTACAAGAGTTGATTTCAATCCGCATTAAACAGGTTTAGAAGTTTTCTGGCACCTTCGTCTAACCTTGTGATAGAGGAACTATCCCTGGCAATCTGGTACAGATCCCCCAGCTTGGAGGAAATGTATTCCTTCCACTCTACGGAGTTGCAGAGGAAATGTATATCACCGGCATTGACCAGATATGCTTCAATTACATCGGAGAGTTTATGCTGACCATCTGTATCGGTGTACTCTACCCGATAAAGGTATAGCGTACTCTGGATTTTTTCTATGTAGGCATAGAAAAAGTCATCGTTAAGGTTGACGTTGGTGTAGATGGTATCTCCGATTTTTCTGCCGTGCCCCAAAGACAGCCATCCGATCCAGCAATACTCACAAGGCAAAGCCTGGGGATCGTATTCGTCTGTTTTAAATACTCTTTTTGAAATTGGTCCGAGTTTATCGAAATCATCTGGATCATCAATGCTGTCTATCTGCTTGCGGGTGAAGACGTTCCAAAACAGCGTGCCTTCCACCGACAAGGTATATAAGGATTCGATGAAGTCGATGAGAGCATTTTCATCTGTGGTGTTGTCCATCACATTGAGCATCAGGTAGTCCATGGATACCTTCAGCGCATCTGCAATATTTTTGAGCAGTTCAAAACTCATGTTAAGACCGTTGTTATCTGGATTTGTTCTTTTCAAGCGAGACAGATAGCCGTGGCTGACCTTGACCTCTTTCTCAAGGGAACTGCGTTTGATGTTCCTCTTTTTAAGAAGCCTGTCAATGTTGTTCATTATGATCTGTTGCTGTTTGTATTCCATAACGGGCACCTCCTGTGTTCTAACTGTAGATTGTTTGAAGTTATTTGTCAAATTTTCATAGGATTGAAATAATTGAAGTAAAACTACAACTAAACAATAATAAAACAGTTGATTCTTGTTCTTATAAGCTTACTGGATGTCTATTCGTTACAAAGATAGATTGCCTGAATATAAAATGCGACAGGTTTTTGCCTGGGGTAGATTCCTGTTTGAAGCGGAGCTTCACGAAAATTTTTATGAAAAATTTTAAGAAAATATTGCTTAGCTGTTTACACAGTACACAAAAACGTGATATGCTGTGTATAACGTAAACAAAAGGAGGGGGATCATGGCTGATTTAGTTGGCATAGCAGAGATCGCGAAGATGTTCGATGTCAGTTCGGCAGCCGTTACAAATTGGAGAAGTAGATCTGAAGACTTCCCAAAACCCGTGGCAATTTTGAAATCAGGTCCGGTATTTCAAGCTGAACAAGTAAAAAAATGGTATAGGAGGAGAAACAAAATGGCGGCAACAGTAATTTCTTCAATCAATCTTAAGGGTGGCGTGGCTAAGACCACAACGACAGTCGGGCTTGCTCAGGCGCTCTCGGGAGTCTTTAACAAGCGTGTGCTGGTTATTGACCTTGATCCGCAAACTAATGCTACTACAATGCTAATAGGGGAAGAAAAGTGGTTTGAACTCAACCAGGAAGGGCACACCCTTGCTACTTTATTCGAGGATGCTATCGATGATAGCAGCAACTTTAATCTCTCAAAGACACTCCAGAAATCCGTTGGCAATGTTGGAGAAGTTAGATCAGTTGATCTACTCCCGTCAAGTTTGAACTTAATTGACATCCAAGACCGATTGATAACTATGCCTGCTGGGAAATATCAAACCAGAAATCCAGTCAACATTCTTCGTAGGGGAATTAAGGACATTATTGATGAGTATGACTATGTGCTTATAGATTGTCCGCCGAATCTAGGTTACATTACCCTTAATGGGCTGAGAATTTCAGACGGCTATATTATCCCAACAATACCAGATGTCATGTCAACGTATGGCATTCCACAGATCGTTACTCGTGTGGCTGAATTCTCTGGAGAAATTGAAAATGAAATCATACCAGTTGGGATTGTCGCTACCAAGGTGAGAGGCCAAGCTGCCATCCATGCTAGGACTATGAGTAAAATGCACAACGATGCAGGAAAGCCAATGGGCGGGTCTAAACTGCTTTATCCACCTGTTTTTGATTCTTATTTTTCTGAAAGCGCACAATTTGCTGAGGCTGCAGAATACCAGGAATACAGCACACTCAGGCAGAAATGGGGATATCAAGGTCAATACAATTCCCTTGTTGAGTTTACTGAGGAATTCTTGAGATTAACCAAGGGGGTATAACAAAATGGAGAAAAAGACCGTTCTTGCATTGTGGAAAAAAGTCAGTGCTTGCATTACTGACGAAATTTCAAATAATGATGAGTTTGCAAAACGCATGGGTTCAATTTTTGAAGATAACTTGGTGAAGGGGAAATCCAAAGCAGAAATTGACATGACAAAACCTAAGCGAAGCAACCGTCGCGAACCTTCTAAAGTTGATCCTTTTATCTTGCTTGAGCAAGGCGTCGATGCATTTAAAGGTGCACTCGAGTTGTTGGATATAGAAGAACTGAAAGATGTCATCGCTGAACATGGTATGGACTCTGCAAAGCTAGCTATGAAATGGAAAGACCGAAATAGACTCATCAATCATATTATTGATACAACGCAGCGAAGGTCTTCAAGGGGAGAAGCTTTCTGGAATACCTCTTCCGAGAAGCCATCTGATGACGTAAGCTGAATAATATTAAACGAAGAAAGGATCCTCAGGAACGCCAGATGTATGCAGCGATATCAGTATTCCGGCAGGTGAGTTTGGATTTGGCTTTTATTCAAGCATGGAACCATCTGGTTGACGGGAAGAGGTGGGCTGTTCGCCGGAGTGGCAGAGGGCTATTGAAGGGGAGGATCTGCTGAAGGCTTATAGAGCCAGGGAATTGATGGACCTAAGTGTGAAAATAGGCAGAATCAATAAGGTGCCATATGACCTGATGCCTAAGACTTTGGATCATCTGAAGATAGGTATTGATGCCATGGCGGAGGTTGTTTTTCTCACGGTGATAAGGGTAAGGGTATTGGATTAGTGTTTCTTTAAATAGTAAAACATACAGGCGACCTTCTCGGTTTTCTAAATCTATTTTGGCTATTTCACCGATTTATAGATTTTAAAAAATCCGAGAAGGTTTTTTCGCCCAATTTACGGCGCTTGGAAAGCATTGATGCCCATAAGGTGTTACCCTGGGTTTCTGTTATATAGCCTTTATTTAAGGCCTCCACAAGGATGTCGCCAGTAGTCATATGCTTTAATCCGAACTCTGATATGTATGAAGAAATATCTCTTAAATTATTGCTTGCGAGAATACCGTTATTGTACTTTGCTAATGCAATACAAGATGCTTCTCCTTTACCGATAATTAAATGCCCGGCGTCAGGTTCAACTGCCAATTTATAATATAAGGCGTATATATCTGTTCCGACTTCTATTTCAGCAAGGGAAACCTGGTTGCCATTTAAAAGACTATCAACTTTCGCTTTAAGATGTGCAACTCCAGGTGCGGATAGTTCATCGTAAACTTGCTTCGGAATAAAAACTCGTCCAGGGTATAACTTTACTAAAAGGTTTTCGTTTCCAACCCACAGGAAGGCAGATAGGCAATCATTATCGAAGAAAAGCGAATCAGTCAACTAATTCGCCTCCTTCGTCGGTATCACCATAAACCAAATCGGAACGAAAAGCTTCTAATAAAAGTTCTTCATATTTCCCGCTTGAAACCAACTGTCTTTCGAGGATCTCGTCAGCTTGCTGAATGTAATAACCATACGTCATGTGCTGCTTATCCGGAGAGAGGGGTCTATATAATGTGTCATCATATCCCAAACATCTTGCAGATTGCATAACACCTTGTCTCATTGAGTCTGATTCTTCTGAGGTTAGCTCATTTTCTTCGATTAGACGAATGAGGATAGCCTGCCTACTGACACCAAAAGACTGTTCGAGTCTGACTACATTACTGACGGTTAATTTATCGTCTGCCTTTTTCTTAATACGTTGAATAGCATCAGTCAATGCATCTGGAGGCATTAAAAAGTATGAGGCAAATTGGTCTGCAGCCCTTTCTATAGGCCGTCCGCTACCAATTATTTTAGAGCATATTGTTGTTTCCAGATTAGAGTCATAGTACAAATGAAACAACTCGTGGGCGGCTGAAAAACGTTGCCGACCAACTGACATAGCAGAGTTAATCGCAATGACATTGCTGTTTTGCCCCTTGATGCACATACCGCTTAATCTGTCACCCATCGGATAAAAAACAACAGTGAGATGTTCAATATTATACAGCAGTGCGAAAATATCTATTGGAGATTGGGGGTCTTCACCCAAACGTTTCCGTAAAATTGTCGCCTTTTTCCATAAATCAAGTTTATCCATTAATTACCCTCGCGTTCCAACAATCTTGTCATAAAATTGCTATTCAGCGCGATCCTATTTATTGCATATACTGTTTCCAAGTCCTCTTCGCATATTTCGCTTGCTCTAAGTGCAAAGGACAAGGGTTTAAGGGTATCCTCTGTTTCATTTAAAGCCGACATATTGCAGCCAAATAAGGTTAGTAACCTTTCGAGCATATCGGTACTGATAGGCCGTTCTCCGGCTTCAAACTTGGATATCAAACTCTGGTCCACTTTGAGATAGTTAGCAATATTCATTTGGGTAAAACCGCTGCTTTTTCGCAAAGATTTTATTTTTGAACCAATGCTAGTCAGCGAGTTTTGCATAGTAATCCCTCCTTCATACCAATAGTATATGCTATATCTGTCATAAAATAAACTAGGCAAGCGAATAAATTTATGACAAAATAAATGAGACCCATAGAAAGTTAACTTTGGGCATAAAGGGGAAATTAATTTTGAGAGGAGACGTCTAATATGTCAAAGACTAAGGATTTGCCAACCGATACCGTCAAAGTCGTCACCATGCTCAGGCTAGATAATGGGATCGTTATTGATGCAGAAGAACTAACGGCTGAGCAGCGCGAAGCCTATATTGAGTTCGCAATTCACCTGGCAGCTCCAAGCATAGCGAAAATGTTGTCTCATGGGATAACGCAAAATGACGGACAAGCCATACCTGATAGGCATGTTGTTAACGAAGCTTTTTTCGACTATCCTCCAATGATGACGGTCAAACAGGCTGCTGAACTTCTAAATGTGGGACAATCTACAGTACGAGAAATGGAACGGCGCTGGAATGGGAAATTCTTTCCGGCTGTTCGTATGGGCAATAGCATCCGCATACCAAGGGACGAGTTGATCCAGTGGGTAAAGGAAGGCGGCATCAATAAATATAAGGAAGAGATTGCTCGGGCAGATGCCGAATACGAAGAGCAGAAGCGTAGAAGCCAAGGTTTTGGATCTAGCTCAAGGAAGCGCAGTCTAATGCCCAAAAGCCGGTAGATTATAACCGACTGTGGAGTTAAGCGTATTTATTTTTAACCCGAGCGAGGTGAAGGGCATATGGATTTCAATCATGTAACCCAAGATGAAAGAGAACGGCTGTACAAGGAAGTATGGACTGATCCAGTAACGGTTGTTGCCCAAAGATACGGGATGTCGGATAACGGGTTGAGGAAACACCTTAAAAGGCTATGGATTCCTTTACCGCCAAACGGTTATTGGGCGAAAGTGAAAGCAGGGCAGAAGGTTCCAAAACCTGACCTTCCGAAAGTCAGGGGCGAACTGAAAATGCATGTTAGTAACTATTTCGTTAAATACAAAGAAGATCTTAAAAAACTAAGCGATGAAGAGCTTGAAAATGTGGAAGGATTAAACCTTCTGACAGATGAAACTATAACAGCGATTAAGGAAAAATGCTCGCTTATTGAGGTCAAAGGGCAGTTGAGAAATCCCAATATACTTATTGAACAACATAAAGAGGAATCGGCCTACCGGAGAAAAAGGGAGCGGGCATTGCAACAAGCTAGCTTTAATGATGATTATTATAGGATAACTAAAAATAAATTCCGGGAAAATCAAGCTATGCTTCCTATTCATGTGTCGGAGGTCAACTTGAACCGCACTTATAGGATTTTGGATGCATTAATTTATGCTATTGATGAAATGGAAGGCTATACAAGAGTCAGTCTGGAATCAGGAAACGATAAAGGTTATTTTGTTGTGATGCGTACCATATTCTACTTTGAGGTAAAGGAAGAAAATAGAAAGAAGCCAAAAACTACAGATGATGAAACAAGGCCGCCACTACTGGTTATGTCAGTTCATGCAGATGATAAGGATACTAGGGGGATAAAATATCAGTTGGAATTTAAGGACCGGGAAGGTAAACCTTTAGAAGCTCAAGTAGGAAAGATTCTTTATGATTTATTTGTTGCCGGAAACAAGATGATTGCTGAGTGGCATCTGCGCTATCGTGCGCTTGAAAGGGAAATTGAGGAAAGCGATAGAAAATGGAAATTAGAAAAGATGCGAAGGGGAGAAATACAGGAGTTGGAACTTCTTGAACAGGCAGCTTCTGATTGGGATAAAGCGCAAAGGATCAGAAGTTTCACCGAGGAGATGACTATAAAAATTAAAGAGGTTGATAACGAGGAGAAGCGGAATAAGCTTACCCAGTGGGTAAGGTGGGCAAGGGACAAGGCTGACTGGCTGGATCCACTGACTGCCAAAGAAGACGAATTATTGGGGAGACGCAAACATATTTTTGATACGATAATTGAAGGTAAGTGAGGCACGCATATAAGCGGAACATTTAAGTCCCTTGAAGAGAAGATCCAATTTAGGGTCCTTAGAAGGAACTGGAGAATCCCCATGCTCAGAACTTCGGAAATAAAAACTAAAGACAAAAACCTTAAGGTTAAAACCCCCAAAATACGGGGGTCACAGCGATTTTGCACCCCCCTCAAGAAAAATGCACACCCCTGACACCCACCCTCGATAAATCGTTAAATTTTATCAATCATTGAGTCATTAGACAGGAGGAAAGCCGTTCGATATCTGAAAATGTAACCTGGGGACAGCGCAAGCGGATGGCAGACGGAAAAGTCAGCATGCCTTATGCCCACTTCCTTGGTTACGAAAAGGGTGAGGATGGATTGCCCAAAATCGTAGAAGAGGAAGCGGCAACAGTACGACTGATTTACAGAATGTTTCTTGAAGGTAAAACACCTTCAGCCATTTCAAAATACCTCGCCAATCAGGGTATCCTCTCCCCATGCGGAAAGAAAACCTGGCAAGTGGCCACGGTAATAAGCATGCTGATTTTTGAAAAATATAAGGGGGACGCACTTCTGCAAAAACGCTTCACAGTGGATTTTCTCACCAAAGCCACCAAAGTGAACGAGGGTGAGGTCCCCCAATACTATGTACAGAACAGCCATCCCGCCATCATTGAGCCGGAGGAATTCGATGCGGTGCAGAGTGAGATGGAACGGCGTAAAAAGCTCGGCCGGCCAGTCAGCTGCCACAGTCCGTTTTCAGCAAAAATTATTTGCGGCGAGTGCGGCGGTTTTTACGGCTCCAAGGTCTGGGGTTCAAACACCAAATACCGGCGCACAGCATGGCGGTGCAATAAAAAGTATAAAAACGATAAACCTTGTCCAACACTCCATTTAACAGAAGACGAAATCAAGCAGCGGTTTCTGGCGGCTTTTAATATATTGATGGGTAGTCGAGACGAATTTCTCGCCAACTGTCGGCTGGCCCAAGAGGTCTTATGCGACTGTTCAGCCATTGAAACAGAACTCGCGGAACTGCAACGCGAAATTGAGGTTGTTTCCGAACTTACGAGAAAATCCATTTATGAAAATGCCCACTTTGCAATTGCTCAGGACGAATTTAACGAACGGCACCTGGGATACCTGGAGCGGCACCGGATAGCAACAGAGCACGTTGCCGGGCTGGAGGATCAGCGGCGAAACCGTCAAAACAAATCATTAATGCTGGACAAGTTTGTTCGGGAGATCGCAACTCGTCCTCTTTTGATTGACGAGTTTGACGAGAGCTTGTGGGTGGCAGCAATTGATAAAGCCGTAGTCCATGTCGCGGGTTACATACAGTTTAATTTCAGAGAGGGTACAGTAATTACAGTTTAATAATAATAAGCGATTAATCCGCAGGGCCGGCTATAATTCCGTACCTGCGGATTTATGGATAATGGCACATATTCGCGAAATGAATCCTTCGGTGTGTTTGCCAGGATAATCCGATAAAAGCCTTTCTGAACACAGCAACTAATCTTTTGCACTCATCGGAACCAACCAGCCAACCTCATGCAATCAAAGTGATTTAATTGATTAGAAGATATCTGACAATCCTTGTCATTATTTGGGCATTTGCGTTTGAAAACCGGATATTCGCGCCAATACAAGGGCTATTCGCGACATTTGGAAGGTATTGGCAGAGAAAGAAAGGAATCAGTAAAGCAAACTAGACGAGAAAGGAGGACTTTAGACCGCTAGAAACCGTGAATGAGTCTTGCCAGAAAACCGGCGCTGCACGGTGCTTTTTTGCCGGAAGGTGTTCTCGGTTATTCCGCGCTCTAAGGTCAAAAGAAGTGGTTGCTATGCTTAAGGCCATTCATTACAGAAGGGAGGATAGGGGAGCATTCACGACTGATAGGAGAGTATTGTAAGCAAATGAAAAGAATTACAATACTAAGAAGAAATTGAAGGAGGTCACTTTGCGTTTGAAAAAGAATATTCAACGTTAAAAATGGTACTAGTCGAAAATAATGGAATATTTTAGCGATAATTATCCGAATTAATAATTTCATTCAGATGCAATTGACATTTAGTGGGTATTTTTCATTGTTACATGTTGCCAATTTTAGATGAAAGAGGTGAGCAAGGAACACTAATATTTCGGCAAGTTAGTTCTGTTAAAACCACGATATTGCCCAATCTTTTGCATTAAATACTCTAATATCGTAAGGGAATATAAATTTTACCGAAAAGGAGGTTCGGAAAATGCAGTCATGTAATAAAAAAGTAAAGAAACCTATGATAATTCTCCTATTTCTTTATAATGCCCCCCGTTGTCAAGACACGATCGGATAGGCCCCTCAAAATGAGACACGGAATTTTTATGAACGACCCTTAGAGTCTGATTTCTACTGGTGGGAGCAAGCCCTGGTTAT